GATTAGACCATTGGCAAATATAGAAAAATCACTATCTACAAATGAGAACTCATCACTATCAGCCATTGATACCTTGTCAGTCGTATTACCAAACTTGAACACCGTACCCTTTGACATCATATTGGTGGTGGTTTGTTCGTTTGAAAGATAACCACCTGATAAGTCAACATCTCCGCTAGCATCAGTAACTAAAGCCTTGCTATCTTCTGTTGTGCCTGCTACTGCTGGTACTAATCCATCAATAGCACCCTGTACGTCTGTGGCAGTTAGATAACTTGCGGCTGGGTTATAGGTGATCTGATCTGCGTCAGTTGAAGTGGCGAGTGTCCAAGCACTACCATCCCACATCCAGCTTTGAGCGTGACCTACTTCTAAAACTATACCATTAATCTCTATTGTGTTGGTTGATGTATCATTATTCACAACTGTAAATCGCTTGCCTGCATCTGAGACTGTGGGAGTTCCGATTGTCTGTGCGTTGCCTGCTAATGTGAGAGTGATGATTACTCCAGAATAAGCATCAACAATAGCGGTAGTTGTAGCATCACTAGATGCTGGGTTTGTAGCATCTACGCCTGTATACATATGTAATGAACCGCTAAGTTTATAATCAACTCCAGTATCATCTGTAAACCATAGAGTATTAGGGGTATCGTTCTTTACCCAAATCTGACCATATGCTGTTATATCAGCTAGTGCAGCAGCTTGTTCTCCAAGGTATATACCACTTTCAATTGTACCGCCAAGAAATCTGACATTTAAAGCCGGTGTAGAATCATTAAGAATTAAATTAAGTAGTTCGCCAGACATGTACCCTTGTACATTGACTGCTGCACCAGAATCATATAAAACGTAATTTAATAGTTCTTTGGTTGTAAACCTGTGTAAATCGTAAGTCATTTTGAAACTCCTCCTCCACCGCCCGTTTAAAGCCCAGGCAGGCCGTTAAAATACTTTGTTAAGGTAAGATATTCTATCTCAAATTCAAAGCACCATTTGGAACAACCCGATGCACGTGCACGCGATTGCTCTCATAATTTGAAACCTTCTTCCAGAATTCTTTCATATAGTATTCTTTAAGTTCTATATTAAGACCTCTTTCTGCATACATTGCACGAACATAATCGACAACTGCTAGTTCAAGCATCCTCGGCAGGTTAACATATGTGGTTTCACTAATAGTTATAGCCGTAGTTAAGGCAGACTGAGCTGTTGTTAATGGGTCTTCATCAACAAACAAATCTGCAGGCAGTTGTGTATATTCAAACTTAAGACCATCTGTAATGCTTGTATCTGGATAAATTAAGCCACTTGAGTTCTCTCCGAATCTTCCAAGTTGATCTGGAAAATTAAGAGCAGACCCGAAGGCATCCTGAATCTTATACAGTTGCAGACCTCTCCCCTTGAGGTTGTAAAGATAATTTTTGTTGTTAGCTACACTCATGGAGATTCATCCGATTCTAGAATCGGTTCACCGACAAGGCGCGGTATACGTTCATATGTATCAGTATTTGTATTTAATACCGAAACAGACATCAACGATACCATTGTTTTGGGAAGTGGGTAATCTCTAGTCCCGTCAACTATGCTCACTGTCTCCGTTGCGACTTCAACATCTGTAGTGGACTGCATCTCATGCATTGCGTCTTTAATATGCGCAACAACGAGAGAAGTGTCTTTAGCGCCAGTTCGCTCCATAATCTCTAAAATTTTCATTTGCGCCCCTGTTGTTGCTCTGGCTGTGCCTCTTGCTGTGGCACGTTCTTTGTAATCATTCCCTGTAAATCACGCATTGCCCAGGTATAATAATCCCTAGAGCGTTGCAAATCTTGTGTCATCTGGTTCAAATACCCCTGAATAGAAGCAGCGACACCCTGCATAATATTCCCGGCATTGGCTGCCCTTGCGACTTCTTGAGCAGCAGCTCGAATGGTTTCGGCACTCATCTCTGGGTCATCACCTGCAAGATGGTATCCAGCAGAATGTGCAGTATATGATGTTTCGAAGGTCTGAACTTCATTAATAAATTTATCTGCTATGTCAAGAGCGTCAGTGACAATCTTGAATAACGCATCGGCTGAATCATCAAATTGCTCATCAAGAATTGTCTTAATGGCACTCCTTGAAACTGCAGCTAATTTTCCCATCTCCATAGCACTCGCATATAATGCAATCACATGATCAAACATACTGTCGGCAGTAATATCAGTATAATCTACCTTTACAACAATAGCATTGTTTGGTGCCGTAGTGGGTGTTGGTTTAACAAATATAAGCCCAGTTCTATCATAATATATTGGGCTGAATGTAGTCGGGGCATATAAGCTGCTTGAGTAAGCTGCCTCGGCTGCATAAGAAGCTACATCTGGTATCTTCTTGCAAACCCTGGCACCCCTTCGAACAGACAGAACTACATCTGGAATAGATATTCCATTGTCATTAGTCGCAGCCACTTCAACAGCGAACTCGGTCAACATGTTTGGGGGGACTGAATTGACAATGAGCTTCTTGCCCATATCCATAAATTCTGTATCAGCAGTAGTGACACCAGTTAAAGATTGTACTTTATCTGCGATTGTATCAGCCATGGCTACCCTTAGTTAAAACCCACTCCGAGGGGAAGAAAGGGTAAAGAACCCCCGGAGCAGGTTAGTTATTACAACCTAAACTGTGCTAGTTGCGAATGTAGCATTAAGGGCACCAGAACCAAGTTCTGAGCCAATAAAGCCAATTACCCATTTGCCATCTTCCTCACAGAAGAATGCTAAATCAGCACCAACATTAGTCTGGTTATTAGTGCCGGTAGCAGCAATAACTAGCGTGTTATTCCCCTGGGAAACGGATTGCACCGTACCACCAGAAGTATTAACACTCTGAGTCCATTCCTGCACGATGGCTGGCTTGCGCAAGGCAGTCAGCCCATCTCCCAGATTGGTTACTGGGACGCAAAGAGAACCAGATTGGAACTCCTCACCACTTGCACATGAAAAGGTAATGCTGGCCGTACCATCTGCCTGAGCTGCAAAACGGAACACGGTAAGTGCTCCCTTGATTGCGGCTGGCAATACCATCGATGCAGCAGCATCATCACCATCCCAGAGACTCTCTGCAATATTATCATAAAGCAGAGTGAACCCGGTCACAACCTTTGCATCGGTTGTATCGGCGGCAGCCTGTAAACTAAGCTGACTATAATCACCAGACAAAAATGCTAACTTATTTCTAAGGTAGTAATCGTTGCTCAGAGATTCATCAAACTTGTTCTGACCATACATAGGATTTTTAACACTCATAATCTACCTCCTATGCCCAGTAAGCGTGACATTCAGGCATACTAAATTCCATACCGGCTTCGGTCTGAATTAAGTCTACTCTGCGGTCAACACCACTGTTTTCTAGTGTTTGGACACCAACGTAAACGCTAGTATCACGGTTAATTCCATTACCAACCAATGGACGATATTTCACATAGTTCATGTTGATTGCGAGAATCTTGACAGAAGAACCGTCAAGGTGAACATTGCGAACAACATTCATATCGCCATAAACTGTGGAAATTGTAGTCACATCAACACCAAAGATTCTCTTTTTACCAGCGAGTCTGATGTCAACATTGGCACGACCAACGAGGGTTCCACCGTCTTTGATAGAACCGACATTGTTAGCGAAGTAACTATCTCCACCAATCTTGTGCAGCCAGTTGTATGTGGCTGTATCACAGAAAAAGAGAGTCGCCTTGCCATTGTTATAGCGAGGGTCGAGATAACTGGACATATCATCCAGGAACTCATCGGCTGTTTTGGTTGAATGGGTTAATGAGAAAACGTTACCATAGTTAGTGATAAAGTCTACAGCACCTTCAGTAGTCCGATAGGTTGTATCGAAATGACCGAATAAACAAGACTGTTCAATGTCCCATTTGTGCTCAATTAATTTGTCTTTCCAGATACGCGCCCATTCGTTTTTCTCATAACGAAGTTCGGTAGCCCGGTCAGTGTTATCCATAGCCATTGCAGTCTTCCAGATTTGAGTCTGGCCTTGTGCGGTACTAAATGGTTGGTCAGCCCATGTTTCAGGATATCCAGTACCCTTATCATAGACAGTCCCAACAACGTAGGAACGTTTTGGCTCTAGATCATTCTGAATTACAGCATCGTATGTCTGTGCTACTGGAGCAGTTTCTGATGCCCACATAAGGTCTTGGGCAGTGTCAACGCCCTTAATAACTTCTGTTCTCAGAATGGCGTGTGTCTCAACTGAAGTCAAGTCAACGCTTATAACCTTCACCAGAACATATCCAGTTGGGACTGTAAACGCAGAATCTTCATCTGCAGCACGATAGTTAAATTTTAAAACCTGTCCAGGCAGGAAGAATTTTGGTTGTGTTCCAGCAGCACCTACAGAAAAAGCCCCATTGGACTGTCCGTAGATATTCTGAATATTACCAGCACTCTTGTAGTCTGTACCCATTTTAAAGTAATAGGTTTTCCCATCGGAAAGATATGTTGCATCAACAGTGGCATCGCCAGTGTCTGCAACAGATGCATTTACTCCGTGGGCAGTAGAATAAGCATAACGCTTATGCCATGAACCTCTACGTTCAGTAAACTTGAACTGAGGATCGTTAGTAGGCTTTTTAGCGACCTTGCTTAGAAATCTGAAGAAGGGGTCTTGGGAAATCATTAGCTCTGACACTCTATCACCGAAGTTATATTTTCGGCGTAGAACACCAGTGTCTAACGCTGTTCCAAGACGCACATCTGCAGCACCAGCAGCATTGTCAACCGTTGCGCCAATTGCAATCATGTCACTCATAAGGTTTTAGTCTCCAAGTGATAGCAGGTCTTCTACTCCGCCTCCCGCACCGGCGAGTGCATCGAATACTGTATCTTCAGGAGATTTAACCCTGTCATCAGCTCCAGATGCCCTACTAGCGAGAGAAGTGGGAAGACCACTTGTTGTATCTCGTTTGGCAAGACTTTCATCCCTTGCCTGCGTAGCGATTTCCTTTTCGCGCGTTTCCCTGTTTTTAAGGTACAGAATGTCTTCCCAAGAAAGGTCGTGCTCATCTGCATACTTTTTCAAGTCTGCGACTTCATCACCTTCGAGCTTGTTCCGACTTGTAAACTCACTAAATTCTTGATTCCTTGCGTTCTCCATCTGAGAAACCTGTTGTACTCTAGAAAGATTCTTTTGTACAATTTTCTCGATGGTTGCGCTGAGTACTTTTCCTGAATCAGAGGTTGGTTCTTTGAAAGCAGCCTCTCCATCAAAAATAAAGTCCTCGGGAATTTCAAGGTCTGCACGTTGCTGCGCGGAAGGTTCGACTCCTCCTTCTAAATAGCCACGTACTACATTAATGAGATTTGGGTCTTGTCTCATGCGGTCTAGAAGAGGCGCATAAGGCTCAAGTTGATCGTTCCTCTCTTTGAGGCGTTTAGCCTCAGTACTGGAATCAGCGTATCTTTTTTCAAAGTCTACCTCTGAATTCCTGTGGGGAACTACTTGATCGGACTTAACTGTACTTGCACCAGGGTCAGCGCTATGCTGAGTTGCCGGTTGTGTAACCGTTGGGTCTGATATGATACCATTGACTTCAGCGTCAAGGTTGCCAAAGAAGTCGTCAACTGCGGAATCTATTCCCGCACCTACGTTACCACCTTTGCCATCTTCCATGCTACTAAAGTCCAAATCTGTTGTTAGTCTATCGTTCATAATTTTCCTTTCTTAAAATACAATTACTTTTTGGACTGTGCAACATCTTTATTCGCGTCCTTCACAGCCCTGCTTATATCCTTCTTCATACCTTCCAATGCAATATTACCTTTTGCACGAAGATTTGATTGCTCTGCTTGAGTTTTCAATGTTTCCTTCTCAATTGTAGTTTCCTGCGACCTTACGGCAGCATCAATATCGCCCTTGGCCTTATCAATCTCATGGCGTATGCCAGACTGTATAATCTGTCTTGAGAGTGTCTCATTGTCACCCTGAAGCTGTTTGATCTCTTCTTCCATCTGCTCAAGCTGTTGTCTTGCCTGTGCAAGTTGGCTCTGGCGATTAATGATGGCAGACTTGTCACGAATGTCTGTTTCTTTGAGCATCGCAATATCATCGATGAGACCAGCCTGGAACCACCTGAAATACTCTTCAAGTAATGCCCATCGGTTAACTGGCATCGTAGACCCTGCGACAACACGAACATCCATCTTGGCAGACTGGTAATCATTATACTTCTGGATTGAACTTGTCTTGTCATTCCAGATTGGGATATTGATTTCAGCCTCTTTCACATCATTCATACCGTTTTCAGGTTGTACAATACGAAAGACCTTGGCTGCAGTATAGTGAGCTCTGGCCATTTCCATATGTACCTTACCAAGCTGTTCAAGAGCCGGTTCAATGGTAGAATTCATCCACGCCTTAATACGTCTTGTGCCATACTCATCATTAGCAAGCTGGCCACGATATGTATCAGGTTGTGAGTTCGCTACCCCCATCATTGACGAATGGATACCAGAGATATACTCAATATCAGACTTGCCTTCTTGCGTAATAGAATAGAAAGCATTGTTCAACGGTAATGGCTGAACTGGTGTTGGAGGGTCAAATCCCTGACGGTACTTAAGTAATGCTCCCGGAGATGAGGAATACTCTTCCCACTCTTTTTCAGGGATGGAACCTTCTGTATACAGCCATCTAAGGTTAGATGAGAGATTAGCATTATGAATCATAATCTGATGTGCTTTGTTAATCTCTTGTTGTTTGCCAATAAGAGGAGTAACGGCAGACATCGGAAAGGGTGTACCAGTATATGTATATGGAATAGGTACAATATTATATGTAGAAATATTATAGGTATACTCACCAAGCCAGATGTCTCGTCCGACAGATTGGCTCATATGGAGTCTATTTTCCCAGTATGCAGAGTAATTAACAATTAAACTTCTAAACTCTGGGTTTTTTAACAGTTCATTAAATTGAACCATTTCCATAACAGTCTCTCTTGTCTGAGACATGACATCATAGATTTGAGATGTAACTACCTGTCTGCGTTCTTCAAGCGCTACTTCCATCTGATCTTTTATTCGTTTAATCTCCAGTTCTGCCCTTTCGGGTAGCATCTCTCCAGAGTCCACAGCCTGCTTGAATTGCAGTTCCTGCTCCTTAAATGAGACACTTAATTCTTCCTGGAAGTCTTTTAATGCCTCTTCAGCGCGACTCTTTAGCTCATTCTGTTCTTCTGGAGTTAGCGGAACACGGCTTAGTACATTAACAAACTGTGTTGGTACAAGATAATATCTCTCAAAATACTCAAGGATTTGGTCTTCTTCACCATCAAGTTTATAGGCCAGAGTAACATCACCGGGCAGAATCTGTTCTGCGGCAGCAAAATCACGTTCTGTATAGTTGTCATTCTCATGCTCATTACCAGATGCCTTCATAATCTTTTGCTTGAATTGAGGCAATAGTCTGGCAAGCTGTGAGCGTGGATAGTTCTTCTTTACTATAATATAGCCAGCATCACGGAAAAGAATGTCAGTCGATTGCGGGTCTACGAAGACATCAAATGGTTCAAGCCTCTTGAACACAACCTCACCCTTCCCCCTGTCCATATCTTTGTCAATATCAACCATAAAGTATCCAACCCCCTTGGTAAGAGAGTCAAGTACAACAGATGGATATAATGATGTCCCGTTAGATATATACCAACAATAGTCGGCAATATCACCGTGGATGGCTGCAATATCTGAATCGTCACCAGTAACACCTACAGCCTTCCAGCGCGGGTTGTTGGCTGTAACGAAATATTTCATAATTTCAATAACCGGCGTAATGCGGTTGATAATAAAGCTGGGCATACCAGCGTTCTCTAACTCTGTGATTTGAGCTGCGGAGAGCTGGTTGTTTAAGTAGAACTCAAAACTGCGTTGTTCAAGTGCTCGCCACTTCCTGCGGTATACGCCATTGGCGCGGTCAAATAGTTCGTGAACTTCTGCAGCTTTTTGTGCTTGTGTCTTACTAGGCATTACTTATCTTCCTTCTCTGCTATCAAATCTGCACCCACAAGTGGCAATGCGCCAGATAATTTTGTCATAAGGTCAGCTATTTTTTCTTCTTCGATAACACCCTTTAACTGTCTATAACTATGGGTCTTTCTTATCTCTGGTGGTATCTCGTTTATAGTGAATCCCTCTGGAATATCATCAAATGACTTCCACCCCATTTTGTATCTTAAAGACTGAATCCTAGCTTTGACTTCATGTGGGCGGGCAAGGTACTGTATGTTCTTCCTGTATCTCATATACTTACCAGGCGTATACTGTTTATGCTTCTTGATATAATCTTTAGTGCGTGGTCTATAAACACTCTCAATTAAATCTATGTCAACAGATTTGTGCCTCATTGCGCCTCTTGAAATATGGTCTGCCTCATGGACTGCGCTTGACATGATTTTTTCTTTCCCAGCTTTTGTAGAGGGATGTGGAAACTTTGGCTTGTTTATTTCGATTTTCTGTGTTAGTGATGCTTTAAGATTGTCCCTCATAGCCCCCTGATTGTTATCTCCTAACGTCCAAGCTCTTGCAAGCGTCCCACTTTCGGGCTGGTTTATAATTCCTTTTTCAGCGATAACCTTCATATCAAATTCATAGTTATGTTTATTAACTGCTTGCCTAGCAGCCACTAAATCATATTTATTCTCAGCCTTGGCCCAGAACTCAAAACTCTCTTTTTGTGCGGCTGTTAATGGGATATTAGACTTCATTGCTTTCTGAATGTCTGTCGGTACGTCAGCTATAGCTCTTTCCATCGCTTTTGGATGAGCCATCCATGTGCGTTGCCACCTCATAGCATCTTCTGTTAATCCGATAATGGCCTTGTCACCACTTATAAAATCACTTATTTTCATCCCAGCTTTTGGAGCATATACAGAACCAACAAGAGCAGCAGTATCTAAAACCTTAGTGACTCTTTCTTGCTGAGTATCTCCACCAAGATTAGGCGGTTTAACTAATTGGTCTTTGATTGGTTGGCCTGGGACAAGCATGTCTGGCAACCCAAGTAGTCCAACAGCAGTCTCGTGAGCAAATCTCAAGAATCCAGTTGCACCTTTATCCTGGTTGTCATAGTAAAATTCATCTACAGCAGTTTGACCCTTGGTACGCCTGTCTGCTCTAATGTTGCCAACTTCATTCTCCCCAAGTTTAGGCGGGTCAATTAAGGGGCCATTCAGATTAACAGAGGTATTATCTGATACCATAAGGTCGAAAACTTCGTTGTCTTTTTTAGTAGCCATAATCACTTCATACTATTAATTATTTTATCTTCAGCAGATAAACTGTATTCTCGAACGTTCTTCCCCAGCATCGCATCTACTAAGTTGTCACTTAAATAGTATCTGTCATAAAGCCCGATAGGAATACCTACAGCATCCATTAGCTTAGCCTGCGCTTTAGCACTCTTATTCCTTTTGTCAAAATGTTCTACATCTTCTTTTGACAAAGGCTTCCCGCCTAGATGAGTGTGTGTGTGTGTGGGTGCATATTTATCAGCATAAGCCTCCGCATCCTCAAAGTCCCAAACATCGGTTACGCTAAAATAGTATCTTTTCATTTCCGGGTCATAACCAATAGATTCCGTAAAGTTTGCCATATCAATTTTGGAATAAACATCAATAGGTATTCTCGTTGGATTTTTCTCATCTCCAGGGTCACTCTTGATAGCATGTTCGGTAGGATTGTATGTCCCATTATTAACGGCATCCACTAGAACTTTAAATCTAGCAGAGAAATCATTATTCTCAGCCTGGTCTTCACTATGGAGAAGGCTATACCTGTCAACTTCAACCGTAGTGTAGTCTCTTCCACTTCTCCAACCACCAGCAGGGTCAGGCTTTGTCCAACTTGATGGTTTGTCTGCAGATTCTTTTAAAGTGTTTCTGTCAAGCCCAAGATATATTCTCAATATATTAGGGCCAGACTCGCCCTTCAGTCCACCAGTATATGTACCAGTTTCTATTCCATCGTGTACTTTATTGTCAAATGCATTTTTTAGGCCAGGGGTCATAGACCCGCCAGAACCAAGCGAGGCATACTTATATGCTTCCTCTCTGGCGAATTTCAATACTGGCCCATCTGGAGCAACCACCTTAAGTGACTTTAAAACCGATACGGCTGCATCAGTAGCGAAGCCGTCTTCAAACATAATGGCTTCTGCATGTTTCATTCCAAGCTTTTTATAATCAGTCATTATGCTCCCTGCCAATGTTTAGCCCTGCGCTGTGCAGGCTTCTCAAATTCAAAGGCACCGTCATCCCCAACCTCTTTTTTAATGAAGTCAGGTGGGTATGCATACCTACATGCGTAGTAAAAAGCTTCTATGGTATCGTCATGTGCCATTCTCGGCCCAAAGGTAACGGTTTCATTTATTAAATCAAACATGTTTTCCCGATAATAGACCGTCCCACCCGAAAATCTTCCGGCAAGGCCACTTAAAATGCGATTTCTCTTCTCGCGGCCTCCCGGTTTCTCTGGTATAACGCTAATTTCAAACTTATTCATGAGTCTTCGACGTTCATTTAGGGATTGAAAGACACTTCGGTTCATAGCGACATCTTCTACAACTGAAGACATGGCATGATACTTCTCATGCATATCCATGATATAATCGACTACGCCTGTCTTCCCGAGAACTTCCCCATCACTATCTCGTTGTGCAACAGTAGGAATAGCTCTATGGCGCTCATACTCGAGCACATAAGAGTTGTTGTCTGCATCAATTGCGACAGCCATAACAACAGTGAAATCCGACTCTCTGGTATCAATATCAGTAGCAGGGTCACAACCAATAAATACATTAACAGGATAATCAACTCCACCCATATTAAGAAAGCCTTGACCAGCCTTCTCTTCCCAATGGTAATAACCTTCCCAAAATTTGATGTGGTCTCTTGTCCATATAGAGTTGTCTTTGGACTGAACTTCAATCTCATATTCCTGGTAGTAGCCAGCAACGCCCTTCTTCGAGTGAATATATCTTTGTTTCTCAGCTTCAAGCGCCTCTCTTGGCATCCATGAGTTCCAGAGAACCCCGCCTGGCATATGCGGTTGTGTTGCGCCATACGCAATGACCCTCCACGGGAACTCTTCTATCTCCTCTGGAGTCCCCTGCCTGACTTGAGCCCATCTGTCAAGAATATCCTGCGCCATAGCATCATAATGCACTGGTGTTTCCACCAGAAACAAACGGTTGCCAGTATAGTGAGAATCAATGGCGGGCATAATACCATCCATAATATTGTTCACGATAGATTCTCGAGCAGAGTGTGTTTTGGTATTCTCTTCGTTCTCAGCGTCATCAATGAAGACACATGAATAACGCACAGCGCCCTGTTCTATGGTAGCGAGTGTATCACCACGCATAGAAGAAAGGTTACTGGACGAAATGAGCCTGTCACCCCACGCAGTTACCAAGTTCTCTTGGTTCCATGTATCGCCCTTGAGCGCTAGAGAACCATCTATCATCTTCTTCCCGAAGTAATACACCATTTCTTGGTTCTGTTGCAAGTTCAACTTGACATATGCAACATTGTTCTTTGATTTCTTTTGATTCGACGACACCCACCCAAAGAACTCGAACCGTTCCTCCTCAGCAAAACCCCATTCATAGGCTTTCTTGGCAAAGCAAAGGTCTTTTAGTATTTTAGCCTTCACTAGCGTCGTTTTTGCATGGCCACGCGCAAGAATAATAGCACATGGTTTATTCGACGGCGAGTTGAGTTCTTTGGCAATCTCATGATGGAAATTAGGAGTCTCCGACTTCAAGAAGTCACCAGGGAGAAAAAGCTTTCCAAAGTCAATGAGGTTATCGTAGGCTCTCAAAAGGGCAATTTCAGCCTGAGAGACATTGTGGGTGTTTATATTCGCCATTAGTCTACGAGTTTGTAAGTCTTTTCAAATATATCTGGCTTGCATGGATATAGCTCACCGGCCACACCCTGTATAATGTAATCACCATAGCTGGCAGTTATTGGGCCTTCAAGTGTATAGATAACCATCTCTACAGTCTGAAAACCAAAGTTTTTAAAGGTGACTTCACCACGTTCAATTGCATCAGCCAACCACTTTGGGTCTTCCTCTTGTCGGCTATCCGCCTTCCACTGTATTGCCTCTATAACGATAGGCAGTTTCATATATTTCATTCTTCTTCCTTTTCTTTTGGGACGCGAGTTCCTTGAAAATACTCTTTCTTTTTTTCCTCGTCATCCAGTTTAAGGGTTCTTAAGCCCTCTGCATAAATCTCTGATTCACAATCATCACATATACCTGTCTTATTGACTGTAGGCTTGTCACATTCATGACAATGAAAGGGCATAGGCATTTCATTCTCCAAACATGTCATCAATAAAATTAGCTTCGTTGATAACTTCGTCTTCTGTGGTAATTGTACTCTCGTCAATATAAGAAGCGTTTAATTTAAATGGTTTACCTAGCTGGCTCATATCCTTTTTTGCATATATCTTCCTCTTCGTTTTATACATTTCATTTTGAGCCATAGGAACATCTTCTAGGTCTACAAGTTCTGGGAATAATGTCTTAATAAGCATAGCACCAGAATTATTTATTCCCCTTTCTGACCCCTCTCCATAAGTTTTACCGCTAAATGCATTGACAAAATCAAATTCCTCTCCCGCGACTTCATACTGATAGGCACCATTTTTAAGCTTTCTCCTGCGTAATGTGGTTGTGCCGAGTGCATTATGGAGTGTCCCAGCCATTCTATCAATATCTTTCTTGCGTAACTGATGGTCTCTCCTCAATAGGACTTGATTGTCTCTATATTCTGAAAGAGGCCTTCCTCCCATGGCCTCACTCTCTGCATCATAGGCCGCACGTTTTTGGTCTGTTATATATTGGTTTTCACTCTGGGCAATATGCCATTGTACGGATGGGACAGCATAAGACCATTCCCACCCACTAGACGCAGGATACTGCTTATTTGTACTTGGTCTCCACTTGCCATCAGATGAATTAATTAGAAACTTCCATTCATCATCTTTCAGATTAAGTATAACTTGTTTGCCGGAGCCAACTAGATAATGATTTATAAGTCGTGCTCCAAGTGCATTATTTTCACCGACAAGTTCATTTACCTGCTCATCACTCATGCCTTCGATTACCTTATCTATAGCTTTTACCCTAAGGTCTAATGGTAGATGTGATACACCCTTTGCCAATAGTTTTAAACCATTCATCTTATATATCTCCTTTGCGGTCTGACCTGATTACCATTGTCTGCTCCTGCCCAGTGCCATGTTTATTTGATTATCATAGCTTAATCGTTGCATTCTCTCTACCTCTGTCTTAGCCTTTCCTAGTTTTGGTATTATATAAGAGTCTGGTCTACGGTTATCCCACATCAATCCAGCTAATGGCTTGCCATAAGGGATTTCAACTTCATGTACTATTTCATCCCCAACAAACCATATAAATTTCATCATTATCATGCATCACCTGCTTGGTTGTAATCAACAAAGATCACTCTATTGCCGTTTTCTTTCACGACCATATCTCCGACCACAGACATAATATCCATAAGCTTCGCTGAGTGGGAAACCTCATATTTATCTCCAGTAGTCTTAAACGCAATAAAGTAGTCATTACTCTTCTTTAGCTTCTTCCACACTATCCGTTTTGCTCGGTAATTCCTCCACCACAACTTCAGCTTCTCCACCATCTTCTTCTATCCTATCCAGATGTTTCTGTTCAAAGCCACCAAAAGAAACGGCAGCCACTCCACCACTAAGGAGTTTAGGTTGATTACCAACAGTTCCTATAGCCTTGCCAAGTTCCATCAAAGCACGAAAGGCGGTAGCATTATCAATGTGCTTGTCCTCAAATAGCTCCTTCAAGCCCTTTAAGATGAACTTATGGTTTATACCCATGTCATCAGCCAAGTCAGTAATTGATTTATTTATCTCTGTCACAACTCTCTCCTGCTTCATTAATAGAAAGCCTTTTTCCCTGGCCTTCAATCCTGTATACTGATACGCGTCTTTATAGCTCGCCTCCAAGCCCATCCCGGCAGCGATGTTGAAGCAAAAAGCACGTTCAGCCTTTGTCAAATTCTTTCGGTTCTTTATAACAACCTGAAAGTGGGGAGTCTTACCACTAAATGTATAACGATTGGGGTGAAGGGCGAAGTTGGTGTCCATCTTCTGGTTAGGATGACAGACGAATGTCCCAACTACAGTTCTCACCCAACCACTGGCCCATGTATAATTCGGACGGTCATTGTGATGGTTTAGCTCACCACGCCTAAGAATCTGGACAATTCCGCCATCGTCAGCCCTTACCCAATCCCTTTCTTTAGCTGACCGCCAATCTGCAGCGAGTGGCGGGGGCTTACTTTCAAAAAACTCTACGAACTCTTTATCGTTCTCGAAAACGTAGTGAGGTATACCCTTTATCTTTTGTGAATTCATTACTCACTTGGTGCTATTTCTTTATATGTCTTGCCTCCAAGGAACTCATATATCTTCTCTGCATCCCACAACAAGGGGAATACAGCCTTGCCATTCTCTTTCATTCCTGCAAGAACAAGAGCACAATCAAGAGCTTTGTTCCTATTCTTCTGCTCCTGATACGTTTTCTCATATACATCCCAACCATTATCTTCCCTGGTCTCTTCATCTAAAAGCTCACCAGCCTCCAGTACCTCTTCCTCATTCATTAGTCCATCCTCTTGATATGTTCTTTCCAACGCATCACAAATGCACGTTGAAGATTATGCTCTGTCCGTGGAACACGGATATATGGTTGAGAAGCAATCATCCAATCACATATAAAGGATACAGCCTCTTCATGATTCCTAAACAACCCGGGATTAACATCAATGAGAAAAACCTCATCATCATCCTCTCTAGTGGGCTCTGACGGCTGAACATGCTCTACCTTAGAAAAATCCTGATCTTGGACAAATATCTCTTTAGCCTCTTGTGACTCTGTACGCTGTGGCTGTTCAGGTGGACGAGGAACCAAATTAGCAGGTTCACCATAGTCAGGATCAGGTATGGCATCCACATCGATAGCTGTAGGCTCTGGTAACACCATAACCTCTTCAGTCATACCCACATCAGCAATAATATCAGGCTTATCCAAAATAGTCTCATCAGGATGGCCAGGTACATCCAGAGATGCCTCTGCCCTGAACTCCTGAATCTGAGGCTGTAATGAACGAGCTAAAGCGGTAACAGACGCAACACCCACCCCTTTAATCGCCAGCAACTGATTATTATTGAGCCCCATATAGTCTGCCATAGTAGCCACACCTCCAGCTTCCAACGCCTTGACCGTATTCCCATTCAACCCCCCAATGTCTTTAAGCTTCATATCTTTCATTCTTCCTAACCTTTCTCTTATTCTCTTTTAACAACATTTTAATCAAATTATACACATCCTCATGCACAGAATAACACTTAACGCCAATAGTAACATACGTACTGTTCTTCTCGGTGGTAGGTATCAATTTAAGTTTACCTTTTCTCATGCTACATGTTACAAACGTAATATATACAAACCAAAAGAAAAATTCAAAATTGCGGCGAGATAATAATAGATAATAATGTATATATATAATAAGAAGAGTTAGTTTATTTCTTTTAATGTCGGCGACATACGATAAACTTTTTTTGGGGGCTATGCAAGAACTATTTTGAAATTTTTTGGGATAATCGACCAAGGCGTTGCTAACAGGTTGATAGCGAGGCGTTAACGAATCTGGGAAAAATAGGTCTGAGACAAGACACACATATATACTCACCCCTACCCACCCCAAGTTGGTTTTTAATTAACGGAAAGGGAGTTGAGAATGTTAATTAATTGTGGTAAAGGTACAGATGGCAAGGCCATCATCGCCAATGTAGTGGAATGCTCACTGACACCAGCGTTTGATGACCAGCATGAATGTCTGACTTCCAAAGGTGGTACGATGTATCGCTCTTTGGCTAACCTGCGTGCTAGTGAGGTGCAGAAGAAGACTGACATGGTTCCTGTTGAACAGGCTATCGGTATCGTAGAAGAGTAAGATGTTGGGCCTTCGGGCCCACATCCAGCCGTTGTCTATACGGCGTAAGTAATAGGTTCGCTGCCACCTATACATAAGAGCAGCAAAGTATTGTGAAAGTGTAGATAGCATCACGTATCCACTACGGGGAACGTCCATCGAGGCTGAACAGTGGTCTACACAAGTATTGATAGCATAAGGAGCCAATAGGCTAATAAATACGTAGTAGCCTTATGTATCATAGACAATCGGTAAGGCGAACTTGAGTGAGCTAGAATGGTTGTCATAAGGGGGTAGAGGTGTACTATGGATGAAAATCTGATGCATCTCTCCCCTATCATTAATGCGTCACATCTATAATAAAGAACAGGGGCTAATACAATAAGGGGTAATAACATGAGTAGAAGTATCAAGTCATTTATGTCAGTCCAAGAGTTAAAGGACTACTATGCTAAACAAGACCATAAGGATACCGGCAAGACTCATCCTGGTGGCCCTATCATTACCTGTCCCAAGGTTAATGGGGACGTACAATACGCTACATATACATCTGCAGGGATACTTTGTCCTTGTGGCAAGCACTTCTAAAGGGGATAACATGGATAAGATAGCATTCTTAAACAGTACACTTGAGACAACCTATACTGCTACTGTAATATACTGGTTGCCCTTAGAGGGTGTAAGTGACGCTGAAGATGTACATGCCAGCACAAAGGCTGAATTAGACATCAAGGTTCAACAGTTAATTGATGAACTTGGTGGCAAGTGTAGAGTTGAATACCATTAAGGGAGATATAACATGAAAGCTATACTTGTTAACGGGTTCACGCTTGTTGATGTTGATAATGTCGTCATGCAATTTGATGATACATCACATGCTAAAGAATGGTGTGATAAGCGTCCTGGGTATGATTATGACATTATACCTTATGATGAGTCTCTTGAACTTGATTATGTCGAACCAAGAGAGCGTAGTGTTCATTGGCGTGACTCAATATAATAAGAGTTAACACCATAAAGTAGAGATAACGGAGGAATCATGACTAACGAATCGGTAGAGTTGAAGGCGCATAAAAGAATATGGCTACAGCAAGAGGGCGAGACTACTTGGTGTCAGGATAAAATTAACGATGATGATATTGAGTACGTTTTAGCCA